ACCAGACGTGCTACACTTCTCTCTGGAGGTAGTTATGATTCAAAACCTATACACTCCTGAAGATGCAGATCAAGTCTTTAGGTTGATGGCAGAAATTTTTGGAGCACCGCTTGCACGGGGTCGATTGTCCGAACTGATAAGCCAGAGTAAAAACGAGGAGGTTAGTCTCCTGATGCACGCTGCAGTGCGCCGATACGAACAGCGTGATCGGTCAGCCCAGTACTAGAGTACCATTGACCTCTCGCCGCCTTAAAGGATAAAGTGTGCCTATGAACGACACACAAGATATTCTAATGAACGCGGTATCCGCCCTCGCTTCGGTTTGTGACGGAGCGAGAAGTGAAGACGGAATGGGCTTCAACGGCACCGACACGCTGTTCGGGAAGTCGTTGTCTCAGCAGGCTTCTTGGTCTCCTCTCCAGCGCAGGCTTGCGTGGGAGATGATTCACAAATATAAGAAACAACTCGCGGGCTTCGGGATTGACTACGACCTGATTCCTGAACCAATTGATCCCCGCACCTCAGACGGCCCCAAGGTTCGTGGCGAGAAAAACGGCGAGAAAGTGCGTATAAACAATCGCACCGTGAGCCTCGGGAAAGAGCCGAAGACTGGCAAGGATGCCTTCGCGATTCGTTTTCGCTGGGACGAGGGTCTTCTTGCAGCCGTGAAAGAAGTTAGCGGGCGGCTGTTCAATGGTGATAATCCTTCCGATAAGTTCTGGACGGTCCCTTTCTCCATGTTGACCCAACTGAAGAACTTCATCGAAAAGTACGAGTTTACTGTGAACGCGGATGCCGAAGCGAAGATCAAAGAACTCGTCGCAACCGCGCAGAAAAATATCGAAGCGTCTCAGAGCCAGAAGGCGGAGATTTCGATTCCAGGGTTATCTGGGACGCTTCGTCCCTTTCAGGCGGCGGGTGTCCAGTACGCCCGTGCCGCGAAGAGAGTCCTGATTGCGGATGACATGGGCCTTGGGAAAACGATTCAGGCGTTGGCGACCGTCGAAGCAGAGAATGCTTATCCTGTGGTTATCGTCTGCCCCGCGACCCTAAAGCATAACTGGCAACGGGAGTTGAATAAGTGGCTCCCGAACCGTACCACGGTAATCCTCGGGGGCCGTAAGAATTCAGATTTTCCTCAAGTAGATTTCATCATCATCAACTACGATGTTCTTTCCTACTGGGTGCAGACTTTACGGCGGGCTAATCCGAAAGCGGTGATCTTTGACGAGAGTCACTATCTAAAGTCTCACACGGCTGCTCGGACGGCGGCTGCGGTACTTTTCACCACAGGTTACAATGCGAAAACGAAACGCCGCGAGTATCTCAACAAACTTCCGTACGTCCTGTGCTTAACTGGAACGCCGATTCTGAATCGCCCAAACGAGTTGATCTCTCCGCTGATGATTATGGACAGGCTCCGCGACATGGGCGGCTTTCAGCACTTCGCGAATCACTTCTGTGCGGCTGACGAGAACAAGTACGGCTCCCCGATGGGTGCGAAGAACCTAGAGGAACTCGCAACGAACCTCCGAGCGACCTGCATGATTCGCCGCACGAAGGCTGAAGTCCTGAAGGAACTTCCTGCTAAAGAACGTGCGACCGTCACGCTACGGATTGATAATCGGGAGACATATAATCACGCCGCGAATAATCTCTACGGCTGGCTTTTGGAAAATGAGGGTCAGGATGCTGCTAATCGGGCCTCACACGCGGAACAACTCGTAGCAATCGAGAAACTCAAGCAGATCGCCGTGGATGGAAAATTTGCTGCGGCTGTCGAGTGGGCTGAGTCTTTCTTAGAGACTGACGAAAAGCTAATCTTTTTCGCCACACACATCGATGTGCAGCACAGACTGCTTGAAAATTTCCAGAATGCCGCTCATGTTCATGCAGAAGATAGTCTAGAAGAGCGTGAAGCAAATATCCATCGCTTTCAGACAGAGCCGAAGTGTAATCTGATTATCTGCTCTCTAAAGGCTGGCGGAATAGGAATTACACTGACTGCAGCAAGCAATGTTGCCTTCCTAGAACTTGGATGGAATCCTGCAGATATGGAACAAGCCGAAGATAGGCCGCATCGAATTGGACAACAGAATCAAGTTACTGCATGGTATTTAGTAGATGACGAGACAATCGACGGCGATATCCTCGATCTAATTGAAAAGAAGCGGAAGGTTGTCACGGGAGCGACTGGCATCGGTGATGCTTCAATTCTCGGAGCACTTGTCCAGAGACTCAAGGCAAAGGCAAAGAATTGATATTGACCATCGACTTCGAGACCCGCTCCTTGATTAACCTTGAGGAGCGGGGTCTTGACAATTATAGCCGCGACCCGAGCACGCAAGTGCTTATGCTTGCTTACGCCTTCGACGCTTCCGATATTTATCTATGGGAGCCTCACCTGCAAGAGATGCCGACCGTCCTACGGCGTATGTTATTAAACCCCTTAGTAACTAAGTCTGCATGGAATATTTCTTTCGAGCGCTCAATTCTGAAGCACGTTCTGGGCATCGACGTGCCCGTTCGTCAGTTCCTCGATATCATGGTACTAGCCCGCTACATGAGCCTTCCAGGGAACCTCGAAGACGCTGGAGATATTCTGCAGCTAGGAGACAAGGCGAAGCTCAAAGAAGGCAAAGCACTCCTGAAGATGTTCTGCGAGCCTGTCCCGATTAAGAAGCCGAAAAACGCTGAGAGGGGAACGCTCTTTGGTGCGGAACCTCCTATAGTCCGAGAGATCATTCCCAGATTTTACGATCACAAGACGCACCCCCGCGAGTGGGAGCGGCTCGGGAAGTACTGTATGCGAGATGTTGAGGCAGAGCGGACGATCTACAATCTCGTGAAAGGGTTTCCACTTACCCAAAAAGAGTTTTCCGCATGGTGCCTTGACCAAGATGTAAACGAAACTGGTCTTCCCGTGAACCGTACCTTCGTTATGAACGCTCTAGAGATGGCACAGCGGTCGCAGAAAGAACTCTGGAGCATAATCATCGAGAAGACAGGCATCACGAATCCAAACTCCCGCAACCAGATGCTGAAGTGGGCAAAGACTCAGGGATACCAGTACTCAAGCCTTGAGAAGGGCACCGTTACGGCTGCGTTAAACGGGACAGAGATTACACCGCGCTGCCGCGAGATTCTGACGATTCGACAGGAGTCCTCGAAGAGTTCGTTCAAGAAGTTCGACACGCTGAAGCAAGAGGTCAGCGAAGATAATCGGCTGCGGAACCAGTTTGTTTTTCTAGGGGCGGCACGCACAGGGCGTTGGAGCAGCGGCGGTGTTCAGGTTCATAATCTCCCGCGACCGATTAAAGCGGTCGAAAAGAAATACGAGCACGCTGTCAAGATGATCGAGGAGGCACAGTACGATGCGATCAAAGAAGAATTCAAGTCGGTCATCAATCCAGTTGTCTCTTGTGTTCGAGGGGCCTTCCAAGCTAGTGAAGGCCATCGGCTCGTGGTTGGAGACCTGGGAGCGATTGAAAATCGCGGAGCAGGCTGGGTCGCAGGATGTCAAGCAATCCTCGACGTGTTCGCACAAGGTAAAGACCCGTATCTCGATTTCGCGGTGCGGATGTTCAAGTTGCCTTCGTACAAAGAACTCGACGCGGCCTACAAAGCGAAAGACCCGACGGCGACAGCCCAGAGACAGATCAGCAAACCCGCAGTCTTAGGGGCAGCCTACGCCCTTGGCGGGGGAGAGATGAAGAAAAATAAACATGGCGACATGGTGAAGTCAGGACTATGGGGCTACGCCGAGGCGATGGGGGTGAAGATGACCCAAGAGGAGTCTCATCTCGCCGTGAAGATTTTTCGCCAGAGTTTTCACGAGGTTCCTAGCTTCTGGAAACTTCTCGAACACGCTGCAATCGCTACTCTGAGAACTGGCGACGCTTACGCTGCTGGGCCGATTCACTTTGAGTTAGCGGAATTTAACAAAAGACCTCTACTCCGAATTCACCTCTCCTCGGGCCGATATCTGCACTACATAAACGCTCGCATCGTGAAGCGTGACATGGTAGGGAAAGACGGCGACCCGTACGAGAAGGATACAATCGCGTACGATGGATACGGCCACGGTGTAGGCATGGTACAGGTCGAGTGGGGACAAGTCTTCACCTACGGTGGGAAGTTCTTTGAGAATATCGTGCAGGCGGTCAGCCGTGATATTCTGCTCGAAGGAATGTTCCGAGCGGTTGACAAGGGCTTTCGCCTGATAGGACATTTCCACGACGAGATTGCTGCTGAGGTTCCGAAGAGTTCACCACTTGGGCTGCAAGACCTGCTTAACTGTATGACCGTCACCCCGAGTTGGGCACCAGGCTTTCCACTCGCGGCAGCGGGGTGGGAAGGGCAGGTCTATAAGAAAGGCTAAAATAACTCTTGACAACTTTTTAGTCCCGTGGTAATCTGAACCTGTTGATGAGGATTCTGGCACCCTAATCGGGATTTGCTGCCTCACAACTCGCTATCAGGGTAC